CTTCAGTTAAACGTAACTTTAGCTAAGAAAGACGTCAGGTAGACATCCTTCTTCATTATTAAGAACGTCTATTTTGGTACACCCTGACACGGTGGTCACATAAAAATCAGATTGATCTATGATTGTTTCTAAGTCATTACTTTTCTTAGTAACAATCCACTGATATGTGACATCAGCATATATTTGTTGTCGCAGTTCTTTCTGCGTTATGTTGAAATGAATTTGAAATAATTCAATAAACTTGTTAAATGTTTCTTCATTATGATAAGCTAATTCTCGAAGAGCTTGTTGAAGAATAACATCCTCCCAATCAGGTTGATTAGAATCAGTATACATCAACATTCTTGCTATTGATAAAATATCTAAACGACCTATCAAAGCATCTAAATCTGGACAATAAACTGCACTTCTTTTCAAAAAGTACAAATCTGTACATGGTTTAAATTGTAACTTGCTTTCATTTTTCTTTGCTGGAGTAATATCCATTCCAATCCATTTCGAAAAAGTTGTTATATTATCATGAGTATAAAAAATACGACAATCATCACGAACAAACTTAAAATTATCATCACCATAATTACGATTACAAACGCAATCATAAAACGGATATAATTGTTGAAAAGTTTGTATGAATGAAGGATATAAAACTTTCCCTCCTACCTTAGTGCAATAAACACAAAAGTAAAACTGGAGGACTTCCATTATCTCTTCACAAATACAATTCAACCAAGCTGTTCCAAAAACTCCACTAGGTAAAGTCTCATCTAACAAGAAAACATCTGAACCTAAAATCAACACATACTGTTGTAATGATTTTAATATCAATAATACACGATTAAGATGCACCTTATTATCAGGATTCATATAAAATGGAGTGACCAACACTAATTTATACAAAACATGAACACCATAAGATAATACTATTAATTTCTTATCATATTTACTATAATCACCATACATCCAACCTTCATCAACTAAAAATTTTTCATAATCATGATCACCAGTAATTCTAATATAAGTGCTAAAAATTCTTTGATTGAACTCTTTTCCAAT